TAATACAATAAATTCAGCCGTTCTTGTAGGTTGAAGGAATAATTGACCATATAAAATGTTTTGGTCAATCAAATCCGGTGTATTATTTGTTTCATCCATTACCACTCGGAATGCATATAAACCTTGCTGTTGTTTAACACGATCTAAATACGGATTTACAATATTTAAGAATCTGTTTCTAGTAGCAGCAGTATTTTGTTCGAATACTAAATATCTCGTTGAAGAAGCAATAAACTTCTTAACCGTGATAAGCAATCTTCTTACATTTACTCTGTCTAATGCAGATGGACGTGCTTGAAGCGTCTTTTGTCCCCAAATACAAATACCCTGTCCTGGGAATGTTGCAATTGGATTTGTTCTTGCTTCATATAAAGTGTCACGCTCTGCCTGTGTCAATCTAGAATAAACATCAATAGCTTGTGTCAATCCACCTCTATTCAAACCAGCTGGTGCATACCATGGAGCAGCTACTGCGTCATTAAATGACAATACTCCTGGTACTACTACTGAAGCAGGTACCCAAATTGGAATATTTCTGCTTGTGTCAATAATTCTTACCCATGGATAATATGCTGCAGAATAATTTGAATCAATACTATTAACTGTATTAGTAACAGTTGAAATACTGTCAGTCAATGCATTAGAATCCATTACATAGAATGTATCTTGTCTGTCTTCTGCTAATGTTCTAGCCGCAGAGGTTACTGAGGGGTGTAATGATTCAAGTATACCTGGCGTTATTAACATATTAATATCATATACATCTGTATTTGACAGTGCGGCAAACGCTTTCTTATAAGCCGTAGTACCAGTTGTTGATGCACCCGAACAATCAAACCCGAATGTGTTATTAGCAGTTATTGAACCACCAATCAATTTGGGTAAGTTAGGTCTAGCTCCATCAAATCCTCCTTGCAATGGCACAATAAATTTACGTGTATTGATACTTACATTGGTTGTAAATGTGTCAGCTGTAAGTGCTGATTCTAACGAACCACTATATGCGGTAGACAAAGTAGGAAAGCCTGCTTCTGCTGCTTGTGATACGTCACCCAAATAAAAGTCTGCATTACTACCTGTCGTTGCTCCCGTTGTTGGCAATGGAGCTAAATAGTTCAAGTTATGTGTATCTGTAAAGTCAAATCCATGATAGTTTCTGTTACTAAACTGAGTACTTACAGTCTGAGAAGTTACATATGAAGAAGCTTCTAAATTAACAGAACCAGAAATATTTGGAATTGGTGACACTAATGAACGGAACCCAAATGGCACTAACGTTTTGTCATTTGTACGATCTTTTACCCCTGCATCTACTTCAACTCTAATATATTGTGAAATGTTTGGATAATCTCCATTAACAAATATTTTGCCGCTTGCATTTGATGTTTGATATTGATCACCAATCACTCTTGCAATGTAACGTGGAGATAATGGATCTAAATTCACATTAGTATATGATTCTATAATTTCTGGTCGAGCGTCGGTATCGTCAGATGAATATGGCGAATTTATAATATTATTAGTATTAACTCTTCTTACTTCAACTGTAAATGTTCCGAACCCATTTGGATCTGCAACTTCTGATGCTATTCGAACATCTCTAATACCAATCTTTACTTCGTGGTTTGTAGCCGTACCATGTGATATAGTATGAAACTTAATCAAATTCTTCGCATTACCAGAAATCTTTTGAGATGTAATCCATGGTGTTACTGCAGTCTGATAGTCTTGTTCTGCTTCAAATGTACTTGCTTTTACTAATTTAAGTGTAACATCACCTAAATTATTAAATAGTGCAGATGCTCCCGTATTCTCATATATTACATAAGCAGGATATGAATTTGTTTTTGAGTCTGCACCAATAATTTTTGTTAGATAGCTATTAGTTGTTGATACGATAGATCCTGATATGTTAGCACCTTCTACATAAAAATCATCTGCTCTTGATACATTTGAATCAAATGCATACGAACCAGACAACTTAAGTGAAAATGATCCAGATCCCGCATCGTCTAGTACAGCATCTTCAAATATATCATTTCCTGCACCTACGGTTGATACCGGACGAGATGGGTGTAATACGTGAGTTACATATTCTGCGGAAGCAGATGTTGCAACAATACCTAATAGACCATTGTCTAATTGATATCCATCTTCATATAATAGTCTTGTTATTGTCATTACTCCTGCATTACGCAAGTAGTCTTGTACCACAAATGGTACGTATGTTTCTTCTGAATATGATCCGAAAATGTTTTCGAATTCTTGAAATGATGTTACTTGAGTTGGAATTAAAGCAGGGCCTTTTACGGTTGGCCCGACAATTGCAGCTCCAATCTCAGAAACACCAGCTTGAAGAAATGATTGATCTTTTTCCTCGGTAAATACACCGGGCGATACAATTCTTTCAGCCATTGATTATCTCCTTGTTAGTTTATTATAAATATGAATGTTTTTTGCCAAACTTATGATTCAGAGATAAATACGCTTTTTTCTAGATCAATTCGTCCTTCACCGTAATGTTCTTTAAGTTTATTTACTAGTTCCGATTCCTGAGTTTGTAGTGTTTGGAACTGTTGTAGAAGCTGTTCTTGATATGTTTCTAATTGTTCTGCCCGTTGTTTCATTGCATGAATTTCTTTTGTAGCTAATGCAATTTCCGCGTTATTTTCAGAAAATTTCGTTCTAAGTTGTTCAATTTCAGTAACGTGTTGTTTTTCTAATTTTTTTTCATTCATTTATGATTCTCCATATAAATCCCACGTCTGTGGTTTTGGTTTTTGTATTTCTACTTCTATTTCTTTAATTGCAAACAATTTACCATTTAATGGTTCGAGACGATAATGCCCGTTGAATTCAGTCTTTCGCATATAGGTAGTGAGTGCTTGAACTAAACCTTCAATAAGATTGCCTTTATCAATTACTAGTTCCCAATTATCACCCGGCGGAATACGAGTTGCAATTAGGTCAACATGTTCTTCAATTTTAGTTTCGGACATAACTAGTATTCTTTTTCTTTATTATAATGAAAATTTTATTATAATCCAAATCTTGATTTTGTTGCGTTATAATTTTGAAGGACTTCTTGTGAGGTAAGTGCTCTATTATACATTCGTGCGTTAGAAATATCACCTATTAAATATTTAATAGTACCCCCCAATGCATAAGTAGCACCTATACGAAATTGGCCTGTAGATGTAAAATCACTTAAACCTACTGTAGTTCTTGAACTTCTTAATATGCCTTGAGTATAAAGTTTCATACCTGATGTATTTTCTGTTTCATAAGTAAATACACAATGATGCCAACCCTCTAAAGTTGTAGCAAATGTAGTTGTATATTGACCGTTGGCTGTGTTTCTAATACCAGCTCTAAGCTGATTAGCTCCGAAATAATAATCCATTCCGAATCGACCAGTCCCTTGTGTCAAAAATAACCCATTAACATTACCACTAGCAGGTGTACCTGTTTTAATTACCCATAATTCCATAGTAAAATTATCAGTATTAGTAAAACTAATTGTGGGTGACATAGTGATACTCAAATAATCATTAGCACCATCTAAATTAAATATACCATCATTTGATGAATTAAATGTAGGTCCATTTGTCAATATTCCATCATTACCATTACCACTCAAATCACTACAAGTAGTTCCTGTTCCGGGATATGATTTTGGGTTTGCTGCATCTAATGAAAATATTAGATTATCGTTTACTTGTTTAGGGCCGCCTACTGTACTCATAATCCAAACCTTGATTTAGTTGCGTTGTAATTTTGTAGGATTTCAGCTGAAGTTAACACCTTATTATAGTATTTTACTATTGCTATATTACCACCAAAGTAATTTGCAACCCCATTTCTAGCACCTATAACCGCGTTTGCAGTTGAAGTTATCCCACCTGTTATATTACCAGTATCAACTACGTTGACATCTGATACAGTATCAACGTAAATACCTATACCACCTGCAGTTCCAGAACCATCATAGGTTACTACAAATTGATGCCACTCACCATCATTATAAGTACCTGTACTTCGTGAAAATATTCTTGTACCTGTAGTGTTGCTATTACGAATAACATATTGTATAAGATTAACGCTACTAAACGTAAATTCAGTACCTCTATAATTACCACTACTTTCATTTTTTCCTACTATGTATGAATTACCACTATTAGAACGTTTTAACCAAACCTCTATACTATGGGGGTCGTTCCATTCGAAATTTAAAGTAGATGTGTTTCCAAACGTTATGTAATCATTTGTATCATCAAAAACAATACTTCCACCATCCCCAGAGTCAAATGTAGGGCCATTAGTTAGTGTTCCTGTATTCTCGTTACCGCCTATATCGGTTATAGTTATTCCAGAACCTGGATATGATTTTTTATT